GCTCCGAGGATGCCGCGTTCGTCGGGCATCTCCGGCCTTAGCGCCGGGGTCAGTTGAGCGACGTCCACACGCTCCGCCACCACACTGGCGTACCCGGCGCCACGTTGCTCACGGTAGCCGCGAACGGTGCGAAGACCGGGCCGTACTGATACACCCGCACCGACAAGATTGGATGATCCATCTCGCGGCAGAGGCAGCGGGTACGGCACCGGTCACATAGGCCGAGCAGGCACGCAGGGCACATGCGCTCGTCAGCCCTCCTCCCCCTTGGTAAGTGCTGCCGTAGCCGAAGCCAGGAATGAGTCCCGCAGCACCGACGCAGCCGTCTTCCCCTGTGCGCGCCATCTCGGCCTTGAGGATGTCATGCTCGCCAGGGGAAAGGCGGATGGCCGCGAGCTTGCGGCGCTGCCGGGTCTCGCTGTGCTTGCGCTTAGCCGCCATCGGGCACCTTCCCCAACTCGCGGGCGATGGCCTCGCGGACCTTAGCCGGGTCGAGGTTCCACATGTACGGCTGGAGCCGGTGGATGCTCGTGAACCCGTTCTGGCGCGCGGCGGTGCAGTCAAGGCAACTACAGATGGTCGTGCCGGTCACCTTCGCGCTGTCCGTCAGTTCCAGCACCTTGTCTACGGCAGCGAGGAGAAGGGGGATGTCCACGGCGGCTGAATCGGAGAGGCGGGCGAGCAGCGCCGCTCCGGTAACGCCGTTGCGGTAGCCGCGTTCCCGGATCTGGTCCAGGGCGGAGGTCAGGTCGTCAGACATCGTAAGCCTCTCCGAGGTAGGCGCACGCGACGGCGAGCGCGTAAGCGGTCCGGCCGCCGCGCAGGTAGACCCCACCGCGCCCGGGCGCGTTGACTGCCTCGTTCTCCAGCCAGCCAGCGACGGCCAGGGCCACGCCGGGATGCATGGAGGCAACGTACTGGGCGCGCACGGTCAGCCCGGATGAAGCGATCACGTCGAGGCCGTCATGCGTGGTCACATCGTGAACTGCCGGGTACCACGGCGGAGGCGGCACTAGTGCGGCGCGGTCCCGCATGAGCTTGGCGGCCCGGCGCATCCCCTCGGCCGGGTTCTCGGTTGTGCGACTCATCGTCTATTCCTCTCCCGCCTCAGGGGCGGATGTCCCGTTCTTGCGCCGGTCGATCTCGGCACCCATCGCCTCGTACTCGGCTCGCAAATGCGGGCGCTCCGGATCGTTCTGGCCTGCGGATACAAGCAGGATCTGCCCCAGGTGATCCCGGGCGGCGAGCAGGTAGCCAAGGTCCCAGCCGCTGAAATCGGGCGGCGCGGCGCTCACGTCGCCACTCCCGGCTGATACCCCTGCTCGTATGCACCCTCACTGTCAGCGTCGCGGCATTCCTCCGAGCACCAGATGCGGTCCAGGGGGTCATTGCCGACCGTAACGGGAGTTCCGGTGACGGGCTCGTCGCAGCAGCAGAGCGGGACGAGGCGCCACCGGCCGCCCTCACGCCACAGCCGGTCACGGGAGTCAGCCATGAAGTACCGGACGGTCCCGTCAGCGAACCGGGCACGGGCCGAATACTCGCCTGCCCCGGTGATGGTGGCGGGCAGGATCTGGCCGCCGTCGAGCGGACTGCCGTCGTCGTCGTGCTCGACTGCGGCTACGTCCTGGTGGATGCGGAAGGTCACTGTCCGTCCTCCGGTCCGTCATCCCACCAGCGGGGAGTGACGATCGCATGCAGCTTCTCGTCGCCGCCGAGCATCCAGTCGATGATCTCGGCGAGGTGGTACTCGCAAGCCTCGGCGCGCGGGTGGTCCATGTCCGGGAGCGCGGCGACGGGGGAGGCGTGGTCGCTTCGCTCTACCGCGAACCAGGACATTCCCTCGCAGGGCTCGGGAGGGTCGAACTGCTGGGGCACCCATTCGCAGGTGACGGCAGGATCTCGGTGCAGGACCTCGGTCATGGTGCCCACCGGCCCGATCCCTCGGCCAGCAGCCAACCCGCCAAGCATTCGCAACCCCTGGCGGTGCAGCCGAACCCGTCGTCGTGGGCGGATGGCGGATGCTGACAAGTGCAGGCGTCCGCCTCGAACTCGACCTGATCCGGTCTCATATCAGCACCTTCCACAAAACACGTCGCGCTCGGCCTTGTGCTCGCCGCGCTCGTGGGACTGGATTCTCTCGACATACTCCAGCGCCGACCCGTTCGCGGTAGCTTCACGAGCAGCGGTCAGCGTGCCGTGCCAGTTGCCCTCAATGCCGGTCGGGACATGGACCACCGACCACGGCGTGCCTGTGTCCTCAATCCGCTCGTACTTCCATACGCCGTCGCGGGACTTGGCCGACCAGTTCTCGAGCCTGCCGCTGCGGAACGACGGGAAGCGGGCCGTGACGTCGACCGGCGTAAGGATGCGTCGGGGCTTGCGGGTCGCTACGGTCATGAGATCCCCCCGGCCCCGGTCGTGACAGTCCGCGTCACGGCGGGCAGGGAACCCCGTTCGGCGGGTGTCTCGCGCGAGTGACCCCACAAGAACAGGCCCCCGATCAGGGCGGCGACGAGGAGGACCATGACCCAGAACAAGCCGAGGGCGGCTCTCGACGGGCGGGGCATCCCGGGCTCGCGGTAGATGCCGGCGTAGTGCCCGTCGAAGATCCGGCGGGGGCGGCGCGGCGGCAGGGGCTCCGGCCGGGTCATGACGTGCCGTCTTCCCGGTCCATCCATGCCATCATCTGGTCCAGGGCCTCGACCCGCCCGTAAGCCCGTTCCGATGACCAGTCGTGACCCAGCTCGGCCTGGTCCGCGGCGATCTCGTCCTGGGCGGCGCGCTCTTGCGCGATCTCGGCGCGGAGAGCGGCCCAGCACTGGCCGGGAGTCAGCGGCCCGGGTGCGGTCATGGCCTGCGCTCTGGTGACCCGTACGGCGTACTCAGCACCATCCCGGACCACCAGGAGGCCGTGGCCGTCTGCCATCTCGATAGCCTCGCCGGCGGCGCTGGAGTCCGGGCCGCAGTCGGCGATGTGGCGGTTGTAGCCGCGCGCAAGGATGCGGGCGACAGTCTCGGTCTCGGGGTTCGTGGTCATCATTCTCCTTCGGCCAGCGTGAACACCAGCGCCGGGTGCAGCTCGCGATGGAACTCGCCGGTCAGCTTCTCCCACTCGTCCGGGCCGTACCGGCGCGAGTAGAACACCACGTCGTCGTCGCTGGGCTCGTCCCCGCCGCCGGCGCGGAAGGCGAACATGCCGTCACCCATCCGGTTCAAGGCAAGGTTCAGGACTCCGGTCATCCGCCAGTAGCGGCTTAGCCCGTCCTGGTAGACCGGATACTCGCCGGGTTCCACGAAGACAGAGGCGGGAACGTAGCGCCCGTCGTCCGGCGCGTACGGGTCGAGGTTGTAGACCCGCGGGCGGGTGATCTGGACGGTGCCGATCTGCTGCCTGCTCATTCGCTTGCTCTCCTTCGCTGCCTGTCTTGGATCTTCCAGTGACCGCCACCCGATCGAACGGGTGCACGCGCTTTCCTTCGCGGCCGGGTGGTGCTTGTGTCAGGACGAGCAGGACAGGATGCCTGCGTCGTCGTTTATGTAGACGGTGGCCTTCTCGATGGCGGTAGCGGCGCTGGTGAAGTCGCCGTTAGCCGCCTCGTTTCCCGATGCCATCGTCCACGCCATCGCCAGCCCGTAGTCAAGCTTCCGGGTGCTGCCGACAGGCGGGGGATTGACCGACGCCGTTTCCGCGTCGGCGGCCATCTGGGCGCCGTCAGCTTCGGCGCTGGCAGCATCGCCGGCACTGGCGTCGGTGCTCAGGGCGCTGGCGTCTGCCTCGACGGCCTGAAGGGCGGTGTACCCGTCGCCGGCGCACCAGGTGTCCATGGCGGTGACCACGGGAGCGGCAGGAGCAGCAGCGGGAATGGCCGCGGCGGGGGCTGAGGATGACGTGGCGGGCCGGGGAGATGCGGTCTTGTGCCCGGAGGCGGCTCCGGCGATCGAGGCGACTGCGATCACGGCGGTGAGAGCACCCCCGGTGATGAGCAGGACGCGGCGGACGCGGTGCTTCGGAGGGTCCGGCTGGGTGTCTGGTGCCTGGGGGTCAAGCGTGGCGGTGGTCATGATGTCCTTTGCGATGGGGGGGCTGAGTTGCGGTTGCGGTGCGGGCCATGCGCGGGGCCAGGTCCGGGGGATTCCTTCAGCGGTTCGCCGCTGCGGCTGATCCCGGGTCCGGGTTGTCCTGGCCCCGCGCCCGCTGTCTCCGTGTTTCCCCAACCCGCGGACCGGTTCTGAGGCGGTGAAGGTTCAGGGGCCATGGCCAGCGAACCGACAAGTCTGCGGGGTCTGGAGTTTGCCTGGTGCCGCTCCGCCTGCTCCCCCCGCTAGGGGGGCCGGTGGTCCCTGGGCGCTGCCTTTGCCCTACAACCTGAACTGTATGACATACTGTGGCTACAGTCAAATCCATGTGAGAGGATACGATGTGAGCGACAGAAAGGCCGACATCATGGCACCGGACGGAACGACGCTGCGACGGATTCGCATAGACAGCGACTTGTGGGAACGACTGGACGAGGCGGCGAAACAGGCTGACCCGGACACTAACCGGTCGGTTCTGGTGCGGAAGTTCATGCGCTGGTACGTCGGCGACATAGACGAGATGCCGCAGCGGCCCGAGCCGAAGCGGGAAGGCCGGTGAGTGAGCGCACCGCTGTCTACCGGCTCTTTGCGGTCGATGACACACTTCTCTACGTCGGCGTCGGCCGCGAGTTCGGCGTTCGATGGGAACGGCACGCCAAGACACAGCCATGGTGGCCGCACGTTGACCACCAGACGGTTCAGTGGTATCCCGGCCGGGAAGACGCACTAGCCGCCGAGGATCAGGCCATAAAGTCTGAGCGTCCCGTCTACAACATCGCGGGATCGCCATGGATAGGCGGCATAAAGGACGACGGGACAGGCTTTTTTGTCATCACCAAGCCAGTGAAACTAGCGCCTGCGAAGGCGGCGCACCGTAGCACGTCAATGGATATGGCAATCGCCGATGCCCGCGCTCACTGGTCCGACGTTATCGCCCGGGTGCGGCATACGCGAGAACCCGTGATCCTCACCAATCGCGGGACGCCGCAGGCCGCTATCGTCCCCGCCGAGATAGGGGACGCCATAGAAGCGGTCGGCGGACCGGACAAGGCGGCCGAACTACTGAGGCAGATGCTAGCGGCCGACCTGGACCCTACCGCCACGATCTGACGTTCCCCCGTCTGCCGTGCTCGGGGTGCTCCTGCTGGTCATCTTCGGGCGCGAAACCGTCGAGGCTCCACGGCGCGGATTCCGGTGTCTGCTGGTCATAGGCTCCGCCGTGGGCGCCGCGGAGACGGCGGCGCATCTGCGCGTCCTCAGACTGGCCGAGGTCGTTGAGCTCGATAGCGCCGGCCCACGGGCGCGCGTTCGGCACGTGGTCGGCCAGGTGCGGGACGTAGGCCATCACGACAGCATCCCCGTCGTCCGGGCTCCGGCCAAGGCGCTTGCGGATTTCATCCTTGCTCTCCACCTGAATCTTCCCGCTTGACGTGACCGACCAGTGAGGTGCCGACAGGTCGCCCAGTAGCATCTCGTCGTCCGGCAGGCAGTAATCCGGGGCGCCGGACGGGTCCAGCGCGGTACGGAGCGCCCAGTGCGCCTCGCTCCGCCGGTTCGCGTACCCGAACTCCCTCGTACTGTCTCTGGCCTTGGAGCCGCGTGAGGCGTTGAACGCCAGGACCCGGGCGTGCTGCTCGCGGAGCCGGTCCACCACGCCCGCGCCGATGCCGATCACGTCGACCACGGCGGTGCAGGAGCTGTCGGCCTCAAGGATGCCCATCACGCGGCCGGTGGTCTGCATGGTGTCTTCCCGGACCGACCTGCGGAGCTCGGTTATCACGGGGCCCTTGCGGATGGCCAAGACAGTACGGTCTGAGCCGGTCCTGGCTACGTCCACGCCGACCGTGCGGGGCAGGAAGTCCCGGCCGGACTCCGGGCGTCCGGCCTCATCCCACGCGTGCCAGCGGGCCACCGCAGCCTCGGCCCAGGCCAGCGGGATCACCGAGTCCTCATCGGAGGCGTAGAACTCGCCGAGGACCCTGTTCTGGTAGATCGCCGAATCCGGGCCCCACTGCCGTGCCCGCTGGTCCGCCCATTCCTCCGTGATGCGCCCGGCGGCCATAGCGTCGTCCAGCGTGACGTGGACCGGATGCCAGTCCTCGTAGCCGGCTTTGCGCTTGCAGATGTCGTAGAACCGGCCCTGCGGCTGGCCGGGGGTGGACAGGGCTAGCGCGAACGCCTCAGTGCCACCCTCGCCCGCGCCGGAGAACGCGCCCTCGCAGGCGTCGAACGTCCCCGCGGGGATGGCCTTCGCCTCGTCGTAGATGAACAGAAGACTGTCGGCGTGCGCGCCCTCGATCAGCGCCGGGGTCGTGCAGGCCGCCGCGGAAAGCGCTCCGTGGCCGAGCCGCAGGTTCAGGTTCAGCAGCTCGGCTTTGGAGAACGGGTACCCGTCGCGGACGACATCCCACTTGATCCGCGAGGCCCATTTGTGCAGCTCAGGGAAAAGGTAATTTATAAGCTGGCGCCAGGCGCCGGCTGTCGCGACCCCCTTCCACTCGACCCCGGCAGCATCGCGGGTGAGCGCGAACCAGAGCATGACCCAGGCGGCGAGCGATGACTTGCCGGCCCCGTGCGGGCTTCGGACGGCTTCCCGTTTCTTCGCCGGGAAGGCGGCGAGTATCTCCCGCTGGTAGTCGGTCGGCCCGTCGCCGTCGCCCCAGTCGATGCAGTTATCCAGGAAGCCAACCGGGTCATCGTAGTAGCGGGCGACACCCCTCTTGATCCTGGAGGCGCGATCCTGCAAGCTGCGGAGGTAGCGGAGCCGGTCCAGGCTGGCGTCAATGACGGGCGCCGGCACGCGACCCCCCTACGCGACGTCCTTCCAGGTGCGCCCCTCGAGGACAGCCCGCACTGTCGTCCGGCCGACGCCGAGACCCCGGGCGATCGACGTCGGCCGTTCGCCGGCTCTGCCGCGGACCCTGATCTCCCGCACGATCTCGGGAGTCAGTCGCGCGAAGGTGTGATTGGTGCCGCGATGCGAGATCTGCTCGGGCATGCGGCGCGTCCAGTGGTCGTCCCCGGACGCGTAGTTGCCCGGACGCGGGCCGCGCGGGATGAGTTCGGGGTGCAGGCGGTAGAGGTGATCGGCACCCCATATCCGGCTTTCCGGGTGGCGGGTCGGCCCGCTGCGCCCGCGCCGCCCCATTTCCTGCATGTTCTCCTTGTGCGTACCCCAGTGCAGGTGGTGCGGGGCGACACAAGGGGGACGATCGCAGCTGTGGCACGGCTCGGCGCCCGGCGGCTGCGGCTTGCCGTCCGCTATGAGGATCCAGCCGGCCACGTGCTTGCGCACGCCCCCGATCATGAGCCGGGGATACGCCGCCTGCTCGTCGGTCAGTCCGCGTTCCTTCCAGACCCCGTACCGCCACAGCCAGCAGCCGTCCGGGGTGATCTCGCACACCGACTCCACCTGACTGATCAGGCAATTGAGATCCCATATGCCTTTCGTGCCCATAAGGCCATTATAAGTTAGGTTTGACCAAATTCCGGTTAGGCGCGCCCGGCGGGGTCATTGACGGCCAGTTGCGCCTCTAGCTCCGCGATCTTCGATTCGATCATGTCCGGGGTGACGACCTCGATCCGGGACCGGGCCGGGGCCTCGTACCCGAAGATCCGGGCTCGCCGGCCGATCAGCCGCTCGATCCGGTCGATCGCGGACAGGAGCGGGCCGTCGTCCAGGACTTCCTCGTACAGCGGGATCCGGTTCCCCTTGTCGTCAAGCCGCTCGAAACCCTCCCCGTCCAGTTCATACTCGCCGGTCCGGCGGCGGACCACCTGCCCGTTGGACCAGGCGACATGCGCGCGTTCCATCACATCCCACGCTCTGGCGATGAGCCGGTCGATACGCTCAAGGTCAAGGCGCTTGGCGTCCTCGGCTTCATCTGAGGGCAGGGCGGCGAACGCGCGCATGATGCCGTTGTGGGCGTGGCCGCGGGACGCGTACCCGAGCTCATCGGCGATCTGCTGGAGGCTGCGGCCCCGGACCCGCATCTCGGCGGCCTCGAAGTCCCTGGCCGCTGTCTTGATGCTGGCCGTGAAACGCCCGTTGCCGCCCCGGTTTGTTTCCCCGGTCATGGCGTTTGCGCGGTGGCCGCGTCCGGGCCGGCGGCCTGCGGGGCCATCGCGGTGACATGGCGGTGGATCTCGGCGAGCAGGCGGGTTGCCGTCTCGATCCGGCCTGTCATCTCGTTGTTCTGGGTTTGCAGTGAATCCAGTTTCGAGGTTTCGGCGTAGTGCGCGGTGGCCTGCTCAGCGGACACCCGGTCGGCCCGCTTGGCGGCGATCAGGATCAGGGCACCCTGCAGCCCGGCCATCATCGACAGGCCCAGGTTGAGCAGGATCCACGGGAAGCGGTCATACGACGAGCGGCCGAGGATCAGCGGTGAGTTGAGGATCATCCAGGCAGCCATGAACGCCAGGAACCCGCCGACGAACGCCCACGACCCGAAGGCGTTCCGCATGATGTCAGCGGAGCGTTCCCCGAAAGTCAGCTGGCCATCTGACCGGACGTGCGGGTGGTGGCGCCACAGCGACCCGCCGTCATGGGTTCCGCTGGTACTTCTGGACGGGGATGGCGGCGGTGCGGATGCCGTCAAGGGCGGGTGCTCGCGCCGCCGCTGCTCTCGGGTGACCTTCTCCCGGGCCTCTTGCTCGCGGATGACCTGCAGCCGGATCGCGGTGATCTCCGCGCGGATGAGGCGCAGCTCCGCCGCCGCGTCCGGTTCGAGGTCGCCGTCCGTCATGGATGGGACGCCGGGTTGCTGGTCACGCTGCCATTATCCACCGTGCACGGAGCGTAACGGGGGTCTAGAGCGCGGCGGCTAGCTGGTGGGCGTGCTCTCTGCCCCTCCACCATCCCCCGCCGGGATCCTCGCCGGACGCCAGGCGGCGGCACGCCAGAGTGCCGTCCGGAAGCCGGCGGACAGCCAGGGCACCGTCCGGGGCACCTGCGGAACCCCGGTCCACGTCGATCTCAGGTGCGCCCGAGTCCAGCGGGAACGGGGTCGCGCCGGAGACCGGGGCACCGCAGGTGTGACACTCGCCGTACGGGCACGGGCACGGCCCCCGCGCCCTGGTGCACGCGGTACCGGTCTGCTGTCCGGTGGCCGGGTCCAGTAGCGGCACGCACCCCGACGGGCCTTTGCGGGGGCAGGTGTCACGGTGGAAGCCGTGCCCGCAACTCCCGCAGCGCCGGCCCGGGATGCTCACCGGCCGCGCTTCCCGGCACGGGCCATGACCGCCTTGATCTGGCGTGCGGCGTGCTCCCGCCCGGCTTTGGTGTCCAGGTCGGCGACGATGACCGCCTCAGCGACTTTCCGAAGGCCGTACGGGACAGGCGTGCCGGGGAGAGCCAGGGCGATGACCGGCTTGCCATCATGATCGCGAGCCGCGCGACCTCCCGCAAGCCCGCCGACATGATCATCCGGTCGTCGCCGTCCTCATAGTCGACGCCTGCCACCGATAGCCGGATCACCGAATAGTCACCGTGGCAGCGGAACAGGATTACGTCGCGCTTGCCGTCCGGCCAGTTGTGACTGATGCTGCCCTCCGGCTGACCGGGTGACAGCGTGCCGCCGCGCGTCCACTCCTGGCCGTCGCCGCTGATCTCGATCAGCAGGACAGCCTTCACGCGCCACCCCCGGGCACATGCACCGGCGGGCCGTCGCAGAACGGGTTTCCGCTGCCGTCTACCCACGGGTAGCTGTCCATGTCGGCCGGGTCGATGCCGTCCCGGGCGTTCACCCGGCGTATCCGGGCGCCGCAGGTCGCGCACTCCCGCAGCCCGTCGCCATCCGGTCCGGGCACGTCGGTCACCGGCCGAGCAGGCTCGCGCAAGTCCTGCAAGTACGCTTCGGCCTGGCCGGTGAACGGGACGTCCGAGTAATGCCTGGCGACCGGCAGCACCGGCGCGAAGACCTGATCCCCGTCCGGCAGGTCCACGATGTCCGGGATATGACTCACGATGTTGATGACCGGCCGGTCGGCGGCAGGAACCCAGTCAGTAGGCAGCGGACCGCCAGAGGACATCAGGGCGTCCAGCATCTCGAAGGCTGAGGCGAGACGGCCGGAAGCGTTCCACTCGGCGGGGGTTGACTCGTCCGCGGTGATCCAGTCATGCAGGGCTTCCCGTGCCTGCCTCAGCAGGTCATCCGCGCTATCAGCCATCCGCCACCTCACCTGATAGCGGCGTGCCCGTATCGGCGTGCTCGCGGTACATATCCAGCAGCCAGTCCAGCGTGGCCCGGTCATCACCGAAGCGCAGCATCTCGTCGCGCTTGCGCTTGATCCAGGCTTCTACGTCATCGCCGCGCGCCGGCCGGAACCCGTCTGCGCTGTCAGCCATCGTCATCCGCAAACGCCCGGTCCAGCCGCTCGGCGTAATCAGCGGCGAACAAGTCGAACACGGACAGGCCGTGGCCGAACCAGAAGCTGTCCCAGTCGGCCGGATCAAGCCGCAGGCCGCCGCTCTTAGCACGGAGCGTGTCCATGTGGGCATTCCACCGCTCAGCGTCCGTCAGGCGCTCCCAGCCCTCATCGGCGCGGTACCTGGCACGGGTGGCGTCGTCCATCCCCGCCCAGCTCTCGTCGTCGTACCAGGCCGGCCGCAGGTCGTCGCCATCCGGAGGCTCCCATTCCGCCTCGTCGCGGTTCGGGAACGAGTCGCACACCGAGTACGACAGAACGACAGGCTCGTCATCGCGGGACCGCAGCAGAGCGGTCACGTTCTCCCACCCCATCGGCTGCGGCTCGCCCTTGCTGCCGTCAGGCCGGCCGGGCGCGAGCGACTTGCGGTAGACGCCGGACGCAAGCCCCTGGTCGATGATCCCGGCAAGCCACGCCCGGTCCTTGCCCTCGCACCAGCCGTGGATCTCGCACTGGCCGTGGATGCGCGCGGCGAGCTTCACCGCGTCACCGCCGACCCGGCAGGCCGTGTTCAGCACCAGGCTGAACGAGTCGATCGTGTTCCCTTTCCAGACGAGGCCGCCGTCACCCCATGAGCTGGTGACGAACAGTTCCGCCGACATGCGCCACTGCTGGAAGCGCTCGTAGTAGTCGCGGTCCGAACGCTCGGGGAACGGGCGGTAGCCGTCCCTGTCCGGCATCAGTTCCCTGATGCGCTCATAGTTGTTCTGCACGTCCAGGATGCCCCTGGCCAGGTCGTTGCACAGGCCGCCGAGCCAGGCGCGCTCGCTGCCGAGAAGCTCGGCCTCGGCTGACGGGGCGTGGAAGTAGACGCGGCTCACGGATGATCCCCTCCTGTCCTCACTGCTCCGCCCACCACAGCTGGCCGACCGCCACCTCACGGTCCGGGTGATCCCGCAGGACCGCGAGAGCCTGAACGACCCCGGCCCGGCACGTCGCGCAGTCGTGCATCATCCCGAGTGTCCGGACCTCGGCGGGGTCGCTGGTGATCGTCCAGACGGCGGAGTGCAGTTTCTCGTTGATGTCCGCAGCCATCTGCTCGGATATCACGCGCAGGTCCCGGCCTGCCAGGTTGGCGAGGAACGCCCGCTTGCCGTCCACGGTGACATACCAGCGTGCGGGGACGCTGATTATCGCGGAGTCGAACCCGGCCGGGTCGCCCTCGGCGCGGGTCCGGATGTTGATCTTGAGGGAATCGCTCACGGGGCAGCCTCGGTCAGTTCCACTGCGTGACCGCCGATCGCGGGTAGGACCACACGTGCAGCAGGCGGCCGGATTCTGAGCGTGCCTCGATCTCGTACCGCCCGCACGGAGTCCCGGACAGGTGCCCGGCGGCTTCCTCGTCGCGGCGTTCCCTCGCGCCCGGCCCGTCGGCGACGGCCCCTTGCACCCCGCACAGGCGGCAGTACCAGCGCCACGGGTCAGTCCTGGCCGCTTCCTCAGCCGCCAGCTTCTCGTAGTCAACACCGCGTTCGATGATCTGCATGGCGAGCCTGGTCAGGTACTCCGCGATGCCATCGCGTGAATCGTGCTCGCTCACGGGGCGTCCTCCGACGGTTTCAGGCCGAGCTTGATAAGCGCGGAGATCCGCCCGACCGCGGCCATGTGAGCGCCGTCGTGCCGGTTGTGGCAGCAGAACTCGTGGAACAGCATCCGGTCGCGGTCCGGTACCAGCGACCACGCCATCTCCAGGGCCCCCGGGGTTGGCGGCGATGCGCCGGGGTCGGTGGATAGCAGGGCCGGGCGGCATTCCCGCCAGCTATGCGGTGCGGTCACGGCCCTGCCTCGATCGCGGGGACACCCGGCAGCGCGGCATGCTCACCCGGACCCGGTGTCCATGACTCGAACAGGGACCGGAACGCAGACGGGTAGTCGGGCGCGTCGATGACGATGAACGTGCGCATCCCGGCGGCCAGCGTGATGCGCTGGCTGACGACGGGGGGGATGCTGAAGTCGTACGCATCCCACGGCGCGGCGCGGTCGAACTGGGCCTCAAGCTCAGCATGGGTCAGCTCCTTGGATGCCAGCAGCCGCACACCGGACGGCATCGTGGTGCCGACCATCACCCAGTCGGGACGCCCGAAGCTGACCGTCGTCGCGCTGCCGTTCACTGCGCCTCCTCCGCCTCGCCTCCGGCCGGGATGTACGTCCGCTCGCCGCGCAGCACCCGCACCGCGTCTACCGCGTCCATGATCCGCTCGGGAGGCTCGCCCCACCGT